TTTTTTTTTTTTTTTTTATATTCCATTACAGGTTGATTTCGCGTTACCCTCGTGGGAGGGATTCAGCACATTCAGCGGGTTAGGCGCCCAAAAAATCGACCGTAAGCAGAGAACCAATAATTGTCAAATCATCAGTCCCGTCTACGTCAAGAACCATACGTTGAAAAAGTTCGTTTACTTCAGTGGAAGTCAAATGATATCTGGAATAGCAAAAAGCCATCCAATCAGAGTCGAACAAGCTTTCAGGAACAACAATCTTTGAACGGATATTTCTAAGCGTAATACCCGACTGTTTTGCGTTCCAAGAAAGCCCATCGGCTAAACTCCCATCGTCTAACGATCGTTTTTCCCCAAGAACGAAGTCCCATTCGTACAGGAACCTCTGAAGAAAAACGTCGCGTAGCGACGGAACATAACGAAACTCATAATCATAGCCTACGCTTTTGCCAGCCATGCAAGCATGGTCTGACACTGCAGAATTGCGGTTTGCACGCATGTTAAAACGCCCAATGGCCTTACCAAGAAGGGGTACCGTGAGGTGACATCCATTAGTACGCGGTATGAATAACTTGCTGAGAAAACTACATTCAACCAGGTGGTAGTGACGCTTAACGTCGGCTACCATCCTGGCCTCGGCAGCAATATTTTCATAAGTGCGAACTGCACGCCTGCTTAAGCCGGCTACCTTAGCCAACATATCGTCCCCCAAAAGAATGGCACGTGAAGACACCGCACGTGTCTTCACTAAAAAAGAATAAAGAATGCATGAATTCCAGAAAGTATTTCGAAAAGTAGTGTCCGTCACGCCAGTGGCCAGTTGATTTTCCAACGTGGCCTTGACGCGATGGGTCGTCGAACGAACTTGAAACTGGTTCGTCTTGCTATGGAGACGTATGAACCACTCGGGGCAACCCAAGCGGCGCATGAGCATCAACTCCAAAGCTATAACGTCAGAACACTGAAACATGTCATTCGACGAAAAATCACTTTCAATATACTCTCCGGGTCCATGACTCAAAAAAGGAGTGTAATCGACAGCTAATTTTTTGTAAGCTATCTTAAACTGATAAGGTCCCTTGGTACGATTGTAACAAGAATCCAATCTTGTCATAAGCTCATTGAACATGGGCCCACTAATGGCATTATAAAGGTCAGTGCCTTTATAAATCACGCGGGGGGCCCAATTTGGCTTGTGTGCTACCAACAATGCTTCGCACTTGACGAAAACATCCTTGGTTGAATAGTCATGAAAATCTTTGTTACAAAGATCGGCAACTGCAGCACGCATGCGTCCCTGCTTCTCTGAGCCGAAACGCAAAAGCCAAGGTTCAAATAGCCCTGAATTCCAATTAAAAGCTGGAAGTACCTCAGGACAAATCAGATTAATAAAAGAAACAGACGAAGCAGTAATGAGTGGAC